AATTACTTTTCCTGCTGTTAAGTCTCCTGAAGCGATAGTGATGTTGAAATCTCTATCGTTTACAGAGTTAGCAAGGAATGGAATGCTGTGATCATTAGTATCATCCCAAAGTAAAGCAGCAGCGCCTGCAGCACCGTTACCTACAGCGTCGATAGCTAAGCTAGCTTCTGCAATCGCAGCTCCAGAATAACCATCAGCGTCAGTAGTGTTACCCCAAGACATTGTGCTTGTGCTACCCTCAACCGCTGCCTCTACGAAATAATGAACTTCTTTTACAAGAGCATTATCAGGCAAAGACGATGAGTTTGATTTAGATGAAAGAGCTATAACCCCCTCAACTCCACCATCTTCTGCAAAATCATAAACATATTTTTGCATATGTACTTTATTTCCAATTCTTGACATAAAAGCCTCCTAAATTAGCTTATTTTAACAACTCTTTTGTTGTCTAATTGTTTAACACCAAATAAAAGGTCAACATTTACTCTGTTACCTCTTACACCATCTACACCAAGATCATAAACACTAATGTTTAAGTTATCTTGAATCGCCATAGTCATGAATGATGGGTGAAAAGCATATCCAACATTTCCAAGCTCAGAAGTTAAAGCAACATCAAAACCAAGAACCGGAGTACTAATAGCCCCAGAAGTTAGTGGTGATCCAGCTGGAATAAAGTCTCTTGATGTGAATCCAGTAATATTGAAAAGGTCATTATACTGAGCTACACCTGAGATTAGCTTTCTATCTTGAGCTGGTACATCTTGATTATCAAGAAGCTCTTTAGCTTCAAGAATGTCTGCAAGAGCCATAGTCGTTCCACTATCAAAAGCGATTTGATGGTCTGGACCAGTTGCGCTAGGGATAATAGTCTCGATAATGATTGACTGCATTTTCTTCATGATTGCATAAACAGCGTGCTCTCTAAGCTTATCCATCATTGGCAATGATTGAAGTTGAGCTCTCTTAGTTACAATAAAGTCTTTTACAAGTCTCTTGTTAACAACTAATTGCTGCTTAGTAATTGTAACAGCGTCAGCGTCATTTCTTTGACCTTCTGATAATTCAGTTGCTCCAGAAAATTCTGGGATAGTTGAAATGTTTACGATATCACCAAGATCTGAGATTTCATTCTCATAGTCTCTTGAAATTGAACCGTTAAATGGAAGCTCAGCAAGTAGAACTTCATAAAAACGACCGGACCATAATTCTGGTACGATTGCTGCTGACTCTACGCCACTTGTAATTAATTGATCAGACATTTTTTACCTCGTTAGTTTTTGATTAAGTGTCTTTTTTTAGTAATTATTTCCTGATACTTATCAGGGTCAGTTTTCTGCAATGCTAAGACCTCTTTAGACGAATACGTTTTGTCCTTACCGTCGTAGTTACCAGTTTTATTATTAATAGTAGGATCTACCTTCTGCTTAAACATTTTTGGCTTAGTGCTTTTTAAAGCCTCAACCCATGTATCAGCACCATTAACAACAAATTGACCACTACTAGTAGTTTCAACCAGTATGTCCGAAGTGTCAAAAGCATCTAACATGTCTAGAAAGTCCTCATCAATACCGTTTTTAAGTGCTTCCTCTTTTAGTTTAGACATTTTCTTGTCTTCTAAGATATTCCCAGTAAGCGATTTAAGCTTCCCTTCAATATCAGCTTTAGAAGTACGCTCTTTCTCCCAGAGTTCTTTATAGTTATTATTACCTTCAAGGTTTTTCTCTTCAAGTTCTTTAAATTTTCCTTGAAAATCCTCTAATTGCTTCTGAGTATCCATGAACTTGCGCTTAAAAGCGTGCATGTCGTTCTTGGTTCTCTCGTAAGCCTCGGCATTAATAGCTTCTGGTTCAACGATCTCTTCAGTCTCTAATTCTTCTGACATATTTATTCCTCTGGGTACGACCCTCATCAAGTACGACTCGATGTTTTAATGTTTGCGATACCTAAGTACGACTCGTGTATCTATTTTTACTTAATTGTATTGTCTTATTTAATGAATTGGCAATTATTTAAATGCTTTCTTCACCGCTGCTCTTACAATTTTTAGTATTTTATCCATAATATCTTGCTTGAACTTTTCATTTCTTCTTGGAAGTATCTTTCTCTTAGGCATATTACTATTTGAGCTAGGGTTATTGTGGTAGCTAGCGACAAGGTTTTGCTCATTACTTCTAAAATCTATAATAACCGAACCATTGTTTTTTTGAACAGCCCTCATGTCGCCTAACATCTTGCCAGTCGCAGTAAGGTCAACCGGATTAGACTTACCGCTAGATTTTTTATATGCCTTAGAATATCCCTTATATTTGTTTTGACCACTAACAGGAGAATTTCCCGATTTAATTTTATCAACTATTATTTTAACTATGTTTCTTTTAATCTCTTTAGCTGAGTTACTTCTAGCGTCGGGTAACGCTGCTCTTAATTTCTTACTCAGTCTAGTCCGACCGCTAATCTTCACTGGCAAGTGATATCCTTAATAGATTCTCTAGGTAATATGTAAACTGCTCAGAATTATCGCTACTGTACTTAATGCCAGCAAAATCAAATAGGTTCATCGTTGCGTGGGTTAACTCATGAACTAGCTCAGGAATCATTTTTTTATACCTAACCCAGATAACAGTGAAGCAATAACCATCAACATCACATATCTCGGCACAATAACCATCATTTGAATAAACATTAACCTCTAATTCAAATCTATCTTTCATGAAATAAGAAAAATGACTACAACTAACCCCTCTAAAGATATAATATTTACGCTTATATAACTGACAATAATACTCTTTCATATTAATCACCCTCATCTTGAGCATAAGAATCTATTATATCCTTTATATCTTTCATTATTTCACGCTTAAATTTCTCATTCTTTTTTGGTATGAACTGCCTTGCTGGAACCTTTGACTTTAATGATCTCTGAGTTGTCTTATTGTGATTCTCAGCCTTAAGCATGTTCTCTGAGCCTGCGTCCTGATGAAGCCCCACTGACATCTCACTACCCTTAAACCTAGCCTCTACATTTTCTAACATACTGCCCGTTAAGTTTAAGTCAGCGGCTCCACTGCCCTTTGCTGCAATCTTTAATTTCTTGTATTCTGGAGACAGATTCTTTTTAAATTGCCCCTTACTAACTGGACTATTTTGCCTACCAACTCTATCAACAATGTTATCCACAATATATTGGGCAACCTCAGCTTTAACAAGCTTCTTATCAGACTTAGATACCTTACTAAGATCTAGCTTAATCTTCTTGATTACCGCTTTCGCCATCTTCTATCTCTTCCTTATCATCTGTTGCTTCATCAATAAAACTCGCTGCATTAGTTATTGCAAGTTTCATGTTTTCTTCGTGCTTAGCAAGTAAACTCTCAAGCGCATCTTCACGGCTTAGCTTCGGATTCTCTTCAATCATTGCATCAATTTTATTTATAGTTCCTAGCTCCATTCGCGACTTCATCGCTGCAAGCCTCTCAACTTCACTAGAGAAGTGTTGCGGCTTATCAAACTCGAGCATATAAAGAACCTCATCAACGCTACCAATATCATTAAACCCAATAGACAAACCTGTTTTTGTATCAACTAAGTTTTGTTGCCACCTGTTTGCAATCTTTAAAATATTACTTTCTTTATCCATATACTGTTCTTGCTCATCTTCAATTGCAGTCATAGGCTCAGAGTTTTGAATTATTTCCTGTATTCCTGACGATGCGCTACTTCCATCTAATTTACCCTGGATAGAGTTAACGCCTAGGTCGTTTGTAGATAATAAGAAAGCAACATACTGCTCAATCATTGTCATGTGATCACCAATTGGAGGATTAGAACTCGCAAACCCGATGCTTGGCGTTACTTCACCTTCCTCGACTTTCATTGTGATGGCTTTGTTCGGACCGATCTTAAATGTCTTTGGAACATTAGAGCCGAACATGTAAAACAGCCCCATGCCCTGGACCTTAGCAATGAAGTATAAGTCTGTTAATAAAGTGTTGATAAGTATTGAACCGTCGACAATGTCTTCACCGCCTGTAGACCAAAATGAGTTATCTTGATCTTTAGAGAAGAATGTAAAAGGAAGCTCACCGATAGGATTACTTCTGTCTTGATCTTCATTGTCGTCTTTGTTTATGTATTCGCCCTTGGCGTTGCAAGTAAAGTGATAATTCTTAGACCAGAAAACGTACTCTTTGTTCTCATCACCTGGAGAGTCTGCAATTACTTGCTTCTTACCATCACCATCTCTAAAATTTCCCTTAAGACCTGATTTATTTCTGTTTTGTGGACTAGAATAGTTCTCGTTTAAAGACTTGTTTGCATAATGGCTCAAGATTACAGCCCTAACCATAGACCTATTATCCTGATCCTCTACAACGTCAAACTGATGAGGTGCTAATACCTCGAGCATATGTGACCATTTACCATCAACAGCATGATTCTTATAAGGCTTGTTATACACTGCGACATTTCTGAA